TCAACTCCAGCCGCCACCATGGGTGCGGTAGAAGATATGAAGACCGATCTTCTTCATCTTCTCCATGGTCCGCGCCCAGCGCGGATTGACATAGGTGGCGTGGTAGTGCGTGGCCGAACCGACCTCGGGAATGAAGATCTTTCCGGCGGTGACCGCCATGCCCACCTCCTGCGCCACGCGATAGTGATGCGCGGAGCGCACGCGCGGCCGGGTACCGTCGCAGGCGAAGGAGAACTGGCAGCGGTTGCGCCAGTTGCGGTTCTGGTAGACGACGCCGCAGATGGTCGAGGGATAGGCCGGGTTGCGCACGCGGTTGAGGATGACCTGCGCGACGGCGGCCTGCCCCTTCACGTCCTCGCCGCGCGCCTCGAAATAGATGCCTTCCGCGAGGCACTTCTGCTCGGCGGCGGTGAACACGTGCTCGGGCAGCGGCCTGCTCATCCATTCGTGGTCGCCCTCGCCCACGGGCGGAATGAAGCGGCCGCCGGCCTCCTCTTCCTTACCGAGCAGGCTGGCGAAGGGCGAGGCGCTGGCATAGTCGGGCGCCGGCGGCGCATAGGCGGTGGCGAGGACGTCCGCCCTGTCGTTGTTGACGAGCGAGGCAAGGAAAGCGGGAACGCCGGGCGACACGCGCTTTTCCTCGCGCACGTGGAAGGCTGCGGCGATCTCGATTTCCTTGCCCTTGATCTGCGGGTCGGCGAAGGCCATCGCGATCTCGAGCTCGCCGGCCGGGGCCTCGATCATGCTCGTGCGCTCGAAGACGGAGCCGGCATTGAACGATTTCGGCGGCGCGGCGGGAACGACGTTGACGATGCGGCTGCGCTTGTCGGCGCGATTGATGCGGTCCTCGTCGGGCGTCTCGGCGGCCGCGGCCTTCCCCTTGAGCGCGACCGCGCCGAGCCCCGGCGCCGCCAGCCCGCTGCCGGAGATCGAGCCGGTCACCTGCGGATCGAGGAACGGCATCTCGGCGCTGTGGACCGAGCCCGCCACCGATTTCTCGACGAACGAGCCCCAGCGCGCGGCCGCCCTTTCGGTTCCCGACACGAAGCTCGCCATGTCCTGGAAGGCGGCGGGCGTCGGGGAGCCGAGCAGGATGCCGATACCGATGACGAGGGGAGCGGCGGAAGAACGCACGGGCCAGGCGATGCCTCGCCGGTGCAGGACAAGTCGACGCAGCACGAACAGTCTCTCCAGATACGCAACTCTGCAGCTTGAGCGGCGATAATGCGGCATTAACCTTGAGGGAACGTTAACGCACGTTCAGCTTTCACATTGATTTCATTAAGTATTTTTTAACGACCTCAGACCAGCCGCAAGACGCCGCATGAATGGCCCGATCAGGATTAGCCACCCCCGCGCAGCCGTTGCGCACCGCATGGAGAAAAGGCAGCGAATGTCCGGCGTAATGCCCCTTCTGTCTCGACGCCTCTATGGGCCGGTGCATGCACATCCCCGGCCGAGAGCCAGCAACGCAACCTCATCACGCAGCCTCGGGAGCCTTCTTGCGGTCACGGTCGTGCTTCCCCACATGAAAGGGCGGCTCGTGGCGTTTGCGGACGCGCCGCCGGCAGCCGGAATATCGACGAGGAGACCGAAACCACGAGAGCGCCGCCGCCCGGCCAGCAAATTCCATAGCGGGAATAACACCTTTCGATCCTCGGCAATTGATCGTCCCGGGGTATTGATCGACGGGGCGAATGTGATAAAAGGCGGCACCAAATCGGGAGCGGGCCTTGCCCGAAGGGTGAGAAGCACTCGTGTTCCACCCGCCTTCCGGCCAAGCGATCGCCGATCGCTGCGGCACTGGGGAATAGGTTAACGGTAGACCCGCGGACTCTGACAGCGTTCGTAAACGGCCGAAATCAACAGCTTATCCAGAAATGACCTGCATAACCTGAGGTCGAAAATCAATGGGTTAGCGTGGGTTTTGCATAACCTCGACGCACAAAAAAGCCCCGCCACCTTCCGGCAGCGGGGCGAGGCAATATGCAGAAACTGCATAGAGGTCAGAAGACCGCATTGTTTGCAGAAAGCGCAAAGAAGTCCGGTTGCTACTTGCGTATCATGATCGGGCGGCGGCGCAGGTTATCATCCCGGCGGCGGCTCCTGCGACAGCCCGAGCCGCCGCGCGACGAAGCCGAACACGATATCGGAAATCCACATCGCACAAGTGCCGATCAGGAACGCGGAGGCGAGCACGACCTGCGCCGCATCGTCCGGCACCGGCCAACCGACGAGCTGGACGTACTGAACTGCCGGCAGCGTCAGATAGGCCGACGCCAGCGCGCCGCAGATCGGCGAGACGAACATCTCCCGCACCTTGATCTTCTTGCGGCTCAGTGCGCGCAGCAGGCCGCCGCCGAAGCCGGCGTAGAGCACCGCTGGGTTGATACCCATCGACTGGAGAAGGTCATGGAAGGTCATCGACGCTCACCCTTCCACGTCTCGATGCCACGCAAGGCAGTATGCCCGCCCATGTAAAGGCCGGTGAACACACCGGTGAGCGTCATGAGGATGCCGAGGTCGATCGCCTCGATGGATGCGCCGAAGGCGGCGTTCGTCAGGGGCCGCAGGATCAGCGCATAGAGCCAGACGAAGGCAAGCAACCACATCCAGCCAGGCCGCCATGCCCATGTCCACGTAGGACCGCCCTTGTCCATCTCGGCTTTCAGCGTCTCGTTCATGAGGCGCTGGCTTTCGACGTGGTGCATGAGGATGTCGGCCGCTTCCGGCTCGGCGGCAACTATGGCCTCTTGCAGATCGCCGGCCGGCAGATCAGGGAGTGCCTCGGGAGACACCCCGGCTTTCTCGGCAATGGCGTCGATCACCTTGCCGGCAATCTCCCCGCCCGCCCCGCCGAGCTTCTCGCCGAGGATCTTCTTGATGATCGGCACCGCAAGATCGCCAGCCGCGCCGAGAAGGATGGATGCAAGGGCGCTCATATCAGTCACCGAGGATCAGAGCGGCTGCGCCGATCAGCGCCAGCACAATGATGCCAAGGATCGCGCCGGCGATGCTGTCACCCTTGCCCGTATCCGGTGCAGGAACGGTTTCCGGCTTCGGCTGTGGCGCAGGAGCCGGGGAAGGCTTCGCGGGCGTCTGCGGGGCTGTCGTGGGCGAATAACCGGCCTCGACAAGCGCCGCCTCAAACGCGCGGGCATAGTTGGCGATGATCGCTGCCCGGTCGGTGCCGTTCACCACGCGGCGAGCGTTCACATAGTCAACCTTCGTGCCATGCACATAGTCAGGCAGCTTTCGCCCGGTGAACGTGCCCAGCATCATGCCGTCGATCAGGATCGTGACGGCGTGGTCGAGCCGGGCTGCGAGCGCAGGATTGCCGACGAGATCGACACCGAGCCGCTTGGCCCAATCGGTGTAGTTGCGCCGGCCGGTGATCTGGACGAAGCCCCTGCCCTTGAAGCGGCGACCATCGCCCGGCTCGGTGTTGCCGAGGGTCTTGCGCCCTTCATAGGCCGCGCCGGAGGCGTATTCCTCCATGGTGCGGAAGCGGTCGCTTTCGTGGTAGGCGGTGCCGAGGATATAGGCCGCCTGCGCGAGTTCGATCCGCTTGGCGTCCAGCCGCGTCAGGATGGCCTCGAGCCGATCGACCTGAGGCTGGGTGAGCGACGTTCCGAAAACGCCTGAGTCACGACGCCTCAGCGCCGCGTAGAAACGCGAACGGTCCATGGTCTATCTCCATATGTGCGAAAGGGCTATGGTGACGCGGGCTTTCTGCCCGGCCGGCGCGCCAGCCCAACTAGCCCCCCTAGTAGGCGCGCCGGTCTATGCTCGGTTCTCGCTGAGCGGTTTCAGGTTGTGCGAGGGGGTTTAGTCGGGGCGGTCAGGTTGCCTGCGCGGTCGGCAGGCCTATGTTGGACGGTGCGGCTCAAGCCGCATGTGCCGGCGCGCCGATGCTCTCCAGGCTCTCGTCATGCGGCGCGCCGGCGCGGTCTTGGCATTTCCTTGCGTCGTCATTTGTGATGGACCGCTGCACCGCGCCGCAACGTTGATGCGGTCTGTCCGATCCGGTAATGTGCCTGCGGCCCCGCTAGGCCGCGTAAAACGCAGCTCTGTTCATGTGTCGGTCCTTCTCAGTTGCGGGGGTGCGCTAAGACGCGGGTTGCGTCAGGTCAGAGGCGCGGGTAGGTAGCGGGACAGAGTTCATGCCGTCCGAAAGATGACGCCAAATGCACATGTTCAAAGCCATCCTGGAATGGTCATTGCTCGCTTTCGCGCTATTCTACATCGCGTGGACAGGGCTCATTGCGTGGGCGCTGCTACACCAGCAGAGCCCCCATATTGGAGCCATCAACTTTTTTGTTTACGTGATTGCGATGGTCGCCATTTTTGTCGGGTTTCTGAATCGCGACCAGTTGGCGGCGCTACTCAAAAGCGACAGTAACAGCCAATGAGGTCACTTTCCCATCCGGCCATATTTGTCGGGGCTGTCATCGCCGTGTTCGCATTTCTGAACGGGCCGATATTTCTGTTTCTGCCTCTGACCATCGACGCGGAAATGAGCCTGTTGCACTACACGCCTGACGTTTGGGTCGGGCAAGGCCGCTGGGCTACCTATCTCGTTTCCACCTACTTGTTTACAAACCCGGTCGTACCTTTTTTCCCATACGCTTTCTTTGGGGTTTGCATCGCCCTCAGCTATACGCTCGTTCTGTTGGCGGCAGGATTGAGCTTAGACTTCCGCGCCGTGGCGTTGTCGGCCGTTTTTTCGTCGCATCCTGTTTGGTCATTCATACTGGAGTTTCCGGCGAACACGCCCGCCACCGGGCTTGCGCTGATGTGCTGCGCTGCCGCGACCGCTATACTCTATTCACGCAGGAGCCTAAGCCTTCGCATCGTCCTGCAAATCCCACTGCTCGCTTTCGCCATCGGCGCGTACCAGATTTTCGTGCTTGTCTACGCAGCGATGGTCCTTGCCTGCGCCCTGCTGGAAGAGCGAGAGGATGGTTGGTCGAGCGTCTTCGCTGGAGGCGTGACGGCAGTCATGGCGCTAGTGATCTACGCCGGGGTTAACCGCGCCTTTCTTGGGGCGTTTGGCTATTCGGAGACGTACCTGAGCGGGTTCCTGAACGGTCAGGCGTTATATGCTGAACCCCTGCGTGTGGTGGGGCGGGTATTCAGCCAATTGGCAGAAGTCCTCGGCGGCGCTCCATCTGTCTATGGTTCGCCTCTCTGGGCAGCGGGAGCGCTCGTCGTTGCAGCAGCTTTCGGCCTGTCCGCCCGAATATCTTTGCTGAGGGTCTTGGCCTTCTTGGGGCTTCTGGCGGTTCCGTTCGCCATGAACCCTATCGCTGGCGGCGTAATGCCCCATCGATCCCTGCTTGCCGTACCCGTCACGCTCTGGGCAATGGCCTGGCTTGGTTCGTCGTCAGCGTCCCGGCTTCTGCGCTTTGCTTCCATTGCAGCGGTCGCGATTTTCGCCTTTCAATCAGCTGGCGTAGTTGCCTCCCATCAAGCCCAAAGGATAATCGCTGCTGACTACGACCGCCAAACGGCAACACTGTTGCTGGATCGGATTAGCAGCGTGGCGAATATCAACCAGCCAACCCGCATCGACTTTTACGGTTCTCTTCAAGCGCCGAGAATATACCCTACCGGGGCGCATTCGACTGCTGCTGCATCGTTCTTTGGATGGGACGGCGGAAACCCGAGCCGGATGGTGGCGTACCTAAAAACGCGTGGCATAAACACGCTTACGCTGCTGAGCAGCGATGAAAGAGAGGCTTATCGACCTGAACTAGAGGCAATGCCGGTGTGGCCTTCCCCTGGCTCCGTTAAGGTGTTTCAAGGCGCCGTCTTGGTGCGGCTAGGTCGTGAGCCGGGGTGTCAGATAGCGGCGTGCTCGGCTCAATCGAACAGAGATTGAGCCGAGCCGCTAGTAAACGCGCATGAAGTAGGCATAGTCCAGATTGGCGACAGGGAAGCCGTCGATATTCTTCCATGTTCCCGGAAGGTTCGCCCCTGTGTCGATAACCCCTCCAGTGAAGCGGGCAATAGCTAGGCCCGTTCCTGCTATGGTAGCGCCGTTGGCAATAGCCCCGCCGCTAATGTTTCGGCATAGGGCGATTTGATCGATTGAGTACGCGCCACCCTCATTGGGCAAGAGGTTACGTGCTCCACGCACCACAACACCACTTGGGTCGATGATACCTGTCGTCTCGTTTTCTCCGGTATTACCGCTCAAATAAATAGGGCCGGGTGAATCGGACACATCGAATGCACCAGCCGTAACAAAAAGGAAGTCATTGTTGAAAGCCTTCCCGTCACCTGACAGCGTTCCGAACTTGATGCCCCCTCGGGTTTCAGGCTCGCTATCCGGGTAGTAAAGTATTTTGTTGTCGTTGACCAAAACGTCCGTCGCTAGAATTTCCGCCGCATATCTCATCTGCCCCGCATAGTCCGAACGATAGTTCATGTGGATTTTCAGATCGGTTAGCTGAGACTGCGCAAAAGCAGCGTTATACCCCAGCATGAACACACCACGGCGAAAAGCGTCGATATGGGTTCCCTTGAAGTCGAAGTACGTACCGCCCGCGCCGATTTCGTTTCTTAGATCGATACCGACGTCACAGAAAACGAGATGACTGTCGCGGATGATTATCGCTTCCGTTCCACTGAAGTTCACGTATTCACTAGCCGGAGCGCCTGCTACAATAGCCACGCTTATATTACAAAAATTTATAGCTGCGGCGTCAATGATGACGTATGTGCTATTTTCTATGATGATGCCGTAGTAAGATTGTGGCTTGGTGCTGTCCAAGGACAGCCCCTGCATCGAAAAATCTTTGATATGGGAGAAAGAGGCATTGTGCAACGCGAGCCCATTCCCCCAAGCCGAGTTGAGGATAAACCCGCCAGAAATGCCCCTCGCAACCACGCGATCGACTTGGTTTCGAGCAGTGCCATTGCCGATTGGCCCTGACAAACGAAGCGCTGTTCTATTAGAGCCTGGGCTGGCAGCGGTAAGAAGCTGCAATCCTTCATATCGCGCGGTAGCAGCGGTTTTCTCAAGCCTGCGATCAACCCAAATACCGTCTGTATTCGGAAACATAATCTCCGAATGAAGCCCCTGCCAATAAAATGCTTTATCGGTAAATAGCCTCTCCTGACACAGATATTTCCCATTGAATTGTAATGTAGCGCCAACAGGGGCAACGCTTATGAGCCCCTTGAGAGCTTCCGTGCTGTCGGTGGCGATATAGCCGTCCTGTAGAGACGCAACCAAGACGGCGAAGGAAGTCGGGTCGCTAACCGTGAGGGATGAGCTTGTCGCCCCTACAATGGTAGTTACCAGCGGGGTTGCGAACGGCCCCGCCATAGGCAGAACCAATACCTTGCCGATGTCCGCTTCGGAGACCAGACCCGCGCTAACCTCGATAGTGGTGGAGCCGGCGTCACACCACGCATGATCCAGCCTTCTGCCGTCGCCAATTGCTCCAAACTGCTCTGGTGTAAAGAGATTTGATTTTTCCCGAACCCACGCGCCGTCTGTCGCCGCGACATCATCAGCCTTGATGTAGATGCTTTCCGCCGTATCGGCTGCGACTTGAGAACTGTAATCACCGGTGCGCCAAACGAACTGCCCTTCCCGTCCCTGTTCTTTCAGATAGGCCGCGGTGATCGAGTTCGTATCGAGCGCCTTCAGCGCGGTTCTGTCTTCTGGAAACGCATTCGGGACCGCTGCAAGCGCTTCGTCGCGAGCCGCCTCTGCCGCCGCTTGCGCAGCTTCGGCACTAGACTTGGCGACCTCTGCATCTTCCTTCGCGGCTTCCGCGCGGGCTACGGCATCGTCCAGATCGCCCGTCTTGTTCTGCAAGACGCCAATCGCGGCTCTCGCATCCTGGCCGGCCATCGTAAGGCGGTCGAGTTGGTCCTCTACTGCCTGAGCGGGGTTGCGCTGTTTGTCCTCAAGATCGACAATCTGCTTCCACGTCGTATCGCGATAGATCGTGATCGTACCGCCATTCGTCGCGGCCGTTCTGGTGATCGAGCCGCCTGCGGGGTTCCCCTCACCGGATACCGTGTAATCGACGCCCATCGTCAGCGTCGTTGCGATCCCATCCACGGTGCGCATGACGACAAGCTCCTGCGCTTCGATAAACCGCACAGGATAGGCAAAGATCGTCGTTACCCCGTCTTCGCTATAGGAATAGGTAAGCGGTCCGGGAGCCGGTACGGTCATGGGCTGTCTCCATGTAAGAAAGCCCCGCCAGATCGGCAGGGCTTGAAAGGTCGAGTGTTTTGGAGTTCAGTGCGGCTTTGGAGGGGGTACTGCAAGCATGTTGAGACTTGCCGCCTGTGCGTTATTGTTTAGCACGATGGCCGCGTGGCCCCAGAATTTTTCATGCCGCATCGGTACGTCGCCCGCGTGCCTCGACTACGGAGACAAAGTCTGTAGTTCGCGAGGGAAATGCGTGACCTCCGACGCTGTCTGTTTCGATAACTATACGTGCAACTACAAGGGCTTTGTCTGCAAATCGAAGCTTGATGAGGTTGTCGAACTGCATGACGATATTGTCCTTCAGTACAATAGTCTGGCCCGAGACGCCGAAAGCGCGCGCTCATGCGTCAACTATGCGTCGAACCTAGAAGAAGCCCAAAACTGCGTGTCGAGGTTGCGCTGAAATGACCGGAACTATTGCTATTCTCATAGCGATGACACTGGACCCGCTGCGGATCGTTCTCGTGGCTCTTGCCATGTGGCTGGTTTCAAAGCTCTACGATAAGGGCGAGCGCGCCATGCCCCTTGCGTTCGCAATGGTGGGATGCTCTGCAATTTTGCCTATTGCCTTGATGTCTATGAGGATCACAGGCGGCAACTGGATAGTGTCATTCTTTTTTGGCCTGATAGCTTGCTATTTAATAGCAGCTGCCATCCATGGATTGGTGATAGCCCTGAAACGGTTCCGCTCCTAGCAGCTTTCAGCAAAACCACTGTAACGGGTGCATTCCAGCCCGTATGAATTACGCTTCGGCATGCTGGAAATCCCTGCGACGAAGCAGATTAGTGCGATCACTGCGAACGACCCGAAGCGCGCGCCCCCCTTGTCCACGTTGAAATACGCAGCAGCGGCAGCGGAGATAAAGCCAATCCAGAGCAACGCGCTCATCTAGTTCCTTCTGGTGTCTGGCAGATTCAAGGAATTCCCCGTCGCTTCCTCGACCTGATTGAATAGCCAGCGAGTATAGAACAGGTTCTGCATCGGCAGCAATTGGCGCGCCTTGCGCAGATCGCTTTTCGTAGTGTCCCCAGCGAAGATTGAACCCGATACCTGGAATATGTCCGCCACAGCATCGGCGGACGGGCCGAGAAAAGCCCCCGTCACGTTTCGGCTCGCGTATCGGGAAACCTGCTCCCCAGTCAGGGCCGAGAAGCCGACACGGCCCCGCGTGGCCTTTTCGGCAGCGTTGTTGAATTCCATCAGGTATCCAGCGAGCCCTGCCTTATCGAATGCCTCGACTGCCCACTGGGCAGGATTATCCGATACCTCGCGTCCGGCAATCGTTTCCTTGGCCCAATAGGTGAAAGCCCCCAGCCCCATCATGACCATGAGGCCATTCAGGACGGCGGCGTCTCGCTGTTGAAGACCGGCGAGCGTCGTCTTCTGCATGGAGGAAATGCCGAAGCTCTTGAACTGGCCCACCGTCTTGCCGAGTTCGGTGCTCATCCACAGGGGCTTGTCCTGCCCCGGCGTGACGATGATGCGATCAACGTCGCGCACGACGGCGGCTCGGAACGCCTCTAGCGCCTGTCGGTCAGTCCACCCCTGCCCGCCAGCCATGTAGATGCCATCCTCAACGCTGCCGTTCTCCTTGAACTGCTTCGTGATGCGAGCGGCGAGATCGGCGTT